TATAAAGTGATAATTTCCCTTAGGTAAACTACTTACTTTAAGCGTTCTCTCACCATAAGCATGGTAACTTGCATAGTTGTACTCAGATATATGGATTGTTTTACCGTCTTTAGAGACACCTTCTACAAAAGCAACATGACCTGTTCCGTGGTCTCCACTTTTGTAAGCCTCCCAGTTAAGAATAGCACCACGTTTAGGTGTTGTTCCTACACCTATACCTTGTGCTCTGGCGGCGTTGTCGTAATTGTGAGCATCTCCCCAGCCTCCGCAAGAGAGACCAAACTGCTTACGTCTATTGTAAACATACCAAGTACATTCACCAACCAAGCCACCTGTTTGAGGATTTCCTGGATAAGTTTTCTTATCCCACTTAGGTAAATCACCTTTGTACTTTTCTAATTTTTTAAGAGATTCTCCTCCACTAGCGTCTCCTCCTTCATCATCTCCGCCACCATCTTTACCTTTATTTTTTTCAGCTATGGCTTCTGATTTCATGTCTGCTAGTGATTTCTCTCCTAATAAACCACCAATAAAGTCTGAAGATTGTCCCCAAGGTGGAGCAAATCTAACAGGACTTCCGTCTGGTACTTCAGCTTCTTTAAGTCCTCTAGTTACTCCTATAGTTGTATAATAACCTTGTTTGTAATCAAATTTATGTTCTACTGATTCAATGTAGAATTCCCAGACATCATTACGTTGTTCATCTTTAACAAACAATCGTTTTCCTAAATCATACTTGTGGTGTCCTAAAACAATTATATCTCCTGAATAGAAGTTAGGATTATTGTAATACCAATTATAAAGCATTTTACTAAATATCAACATAGGACTATCTGTAGCATCTGCTCCTACATCTGCACTAGCATTACTAATTTCCTCTAATGACTTAATGTAATCTTTATATATCTGGTCGTCAGGAGGTGTTCCTTTATATTCCATATATTTTTCTACAAGTTTTTCAGCTTCTGCTTTACTACCGAATCTAAAGTTATTTGCTAAATCATCAATAGCTTTTTTCTTATTCTTTTTACCATCTTCTCCTTCAAAAGATTTATTATCAGGGAAGTGTTTTTTAAGTTTCTCTTTAAGCTTAGATACAGTTGCTATAGGTCTATTGTCTATTTGTTGGTCTGACTCCGCACTTCTACCTGTAACTTCTTTATACTTACTTTCAGAGATACTTCCAGTTTTTGAGAACTCTGCTACTAATTTTTTAGCTTGGTCTTTAGTTAAATCATGATATCTACTAGATAGTATTTTAGCCCAACCTTCTTGTTTTGCATTTACTTCTTGTTGTCCTTGGTTTTTAAGGTCTTTTAATACTTTATCGTAAGTACCTTTTTGAGCTCCAGCATCTCTTTTATCAATAATCTTTTTATAATCTTCTTCACTTAGTTTACCATCTTTTGAGAATTTGTCAACTATTTCTTGTGCATTTTCTTTCGTTAATCCTTTATATTTACTAGCTAACTTTTTAACCCATTTATTTTTTGCTTTTGATACTTTATCTTTACCTTCTTTTTTAAGGTCTTTCATTACTTTATCATAAGATTCTTGTTCATCTCCAGCATCATTGTTATCATCTTCTGTAGATGAGTTCTCTTCAATAGGTATATACATATTTTCTACTTCTAATTTAGAATAACCATATCTATCAACAAGCTCTTTATGATATTGTGGTTTAGAAAATACATCAGCTTCCATTGTTTTAAGCATTTGTGGTGTTGTAACTGTAAAAATAGAATATGTCTCTACATCAGATTTACCTACATCTTCTTCTACAAAGTCTTCAGAACTTACTGTTTCATAATCTAAAGCTTTCCATTGAGATTCATTAAAAGGTGTCTTACGCATAACTAATTGTGTTTTATCAGCGTTTTTATCTTGTCCGTTTCTAAAGAATAATTCATTAAATGGTTTAGCTGTAATCATATCCATCATTTGTTTTAAACTACCATCAAAGTTAGTTAATTGAGTGGTATCTTTAAGATTTTCAAATGCAGTCCAGCTATCTAAACCATCCCAAGAAAAATGGTCGGATATAGTCTTATTATGGTTACCTTTACCATCATCGTACTTATATCTCATAAATGGTATAAAATAATCTAATACCTCTTTCATTATTTGACTAGCATTAGAACCACTAAATTTTATTTTCTCACCATCTACTAACCAACCTGTTGCTGGTAATACAGCTTGAACCTCTTGGATTACACCTAATCCAAATTTAATAAAAGGTTTAGAGAAAGCTTGACCTGTTATTCTATATGTGGTTTGGTCGTTGCTGTAACTTCCTATTTTAGATACTTGAGAAATCATACCTACTAATACTAGTCCTTCTTTATCATCTGCTGGATTAGGATTAATATAAATCTTAACAATATCATTAATCATTAAAGCTTTATCCCAATTTGTATCTCCTGCTAGAGTAATGACAAAAGTAGCACTATCATCTGACATAGCATTTTTAGTTTGGAAACCTAGGACTTTATTTCCTACTTGCTCTCCTGTAACTTCTACAGCATTACTATATCTTAAAGTAAATATATTTTCATCTGTAACGAATTCTAATCTTATATCAGGTCTTCTTATCCTTTTCATTTAAATCTGTCCTTTGTTAAAAAATATGTATAAAAGGTGGTTTATAAACCACCTTATTAAACTCTTCTATATTGATTGGAGAAGATACTTAAATCTGTATTCATAACATTATTAAACTTACTTTCTACAGCTTCTCCTAATTCTTCAGAATTATTTTGATTACCTTGTACATTCACATTAACTCTAACATTATTGTTATTATTCACGTTACTAGACATTGAATTACTATTAGAGCTTCTTGTAGGTAAAGGTGCTGTATTGTTAAGTAAAGCACTTGTCACAGGACTTACAGGTTCTTGTGGTGCTGAGAATCTACCACCTTTACCTCCTTTAGCTCTTCCTCCTGTAGGAGACCAACCACCGTTAGGGTTATAGTCGCTCTTCCAGTTTTTATTATTAAAGAAAGCTAATAATTGGTCGTATCCATTATGAATGTTTCCATGTCCTTTTACTTTATAGTTGTTGAAAGTACTAGGAACATATTGTAAAAGACCTTGTGCCTCATTACCGCCACTGTTTATATCTTTAATTTGTTGTTTTATTTTAGGGTCTCCACCAGATTCTTTTTGAATAAGACTTGCTATTCCGTCTACATCTTTATCTGATATTTTAACACCCATTGCTTTGGCGGCTTTTCTAATATCATCTTTCCATTTATCAGCTGATTTTTTCTTATCTCCACCTGCTGAATCCCCTACGTCAGAGTCATCAGAACTACCTGAATCACTTCCTCCTCCGTCTAAAGATTTAGCATCATTTATTAATTGTTCAGCTCTATCTAATAAACTTTTATAAGTTTTAAGGTTTTTAGTCTCAGAAGCATTATTTTTCTCTCTGAGTTGTTCGGTAGTCATTTTACCTTTTTTCTTTTTATCTCCTAGTATGCCATACGTTAAAGTATATAAGTTTTTAAATATTAGTATTGTAAATTTTTATTCATGTAATTAACTACTTCATTTACAATCATATCACTTGCTTTATCTACATCATAACCTTCTGGAATAGTTAAATTTAAGTCTAAATTCTTACTTCTTGTTGTTGATTCTACTGTTTCTGTCTGTGGAGGTGAAAACCTACCACCTTTACCACCTTTTAAGAATTTATCTGAACTACCCATTATACTAGCAATCATTGTATCCCAGTTTCCTGCTGTTGCATATTCATGTTGTCCTCCATTATGACGCATTTTGTGTAGTGTTTTTTGTCCTCTACTATAGAAATTTTTAGCTATCCACTTAGCTCCACCAACAATACCTAAACCATAATTAAATCCGTTATTAGGATTGTTATCAAACGCACCAATTCCGTACCAGTTACCTTTTTTAGGGTCTCCTCCATGTGATAGGTTGGAAGTACCCCAAGCTGTTTCTACAGCACTATGTGCTACTAAGTAACGAGGGTCTAATCCAGATGCTTTACCTGCTTTCATGTATATTTCTCCTAAACCACGCATTTTAGAATTTTTAGGAGCCATAGCGTCAATCCATTTATTTAACATCTTAGCATTAACGCCCTTAGCTGTTTTACCTAAATCGTGTTTAGTTATATCTGAATTAGTAAAGTTTTTACCATTTAAGTAATCTAGTTCACCTACAGAACCGCCTTCATCATCTCCTCCAGAGTCTGATGATTCTAGGTTAGCTATTACGTTATCAAAGAATTGGCTTAATACAGGTATGTTTTTATTTTGTTCTCGTGCATTTTTCTCTCTTAAAGTTTCAAGTCTAAATCTTTCTTTTAGATTATTTCTCTTCTTACCCTTCTTCTTACCATAGGTTAAAATATATAAAACATTTATAAATTTTATCCTTTTATATAGGTCTTAGAAGGATAGTTATTTTTTTAAAAATATAAAGTTGGAATAAAATTTAAAAACTTATATATTTTAACTTTATTTAGCTATAGAACGCTACTTCTAAGCCCTAGGTCTATTCCTAGTCACTAGCTTTCACTACGTGTGTAGACTATTTGACTTCCCTATTATTATAGGGTGGGTATTTTTCTTCCACCAATAGCTTGTGGTTTTACTCTCCCGTCAGGAGATAGTCGTTGAGGGTCTTCCTTATCTTTTGACTTAGGACTTTCCCTGCTAAAGACCGATTACGTATACCTTAGGGTTTAACCTTAGCACATCTAACTTATTTTTTCTACTTTCGTAACTTTTCCATTTATCCTTTCGGATTCTGTTTTAGTTAAGTTAGCTTTACGGATTCTTAGCATTTAACACCCGATACTAGCAACTTACGCTACTAGCAAGGCAATTTGTTTGTAACAATCGTTACCTCTAAATCCTGAAATTCCTTTTTTATTTTCTTTATCTCCCTCTTTTTCAAATTCACTTAAACCTTGATGACTTAATTGTGGTGCCATACTAATAAGTGCTGGATTTCTTTTTACTTTATCATCTGAAGGTGAACCCATTCCACCTTTTCCAGCTCCTCCTAAAAATCCTATTTTGGTAGGGTCGTTTGTTGGTATGTTTTTATTTTTACCTTTTTTGCTTCCAAATAATCCATGCCATGCTTTTCCTACAAGACCAAAGTCTTTATAAGATTTAGGTTTAGTCCATCCGATACCTAAAGATTTTTTCAATCCTTTTTTACCGACTTCTGAGCCAGCTTTATCTCCAACTATTCCTCCTATTGTACTTCCAGCAATACCACCTATAGCTGTTCCTAATCCTGGTATTACAGAACCTATAGTAGCACCAATAGCTCCACCTGCGGTAGCTCCTGTAGCTCCACCGATGCTTCCTCCTATAGCTTCTTTGTTACCGCTCTTAAGAGAACTACCTATATCTAATGCTGATATACCTAATCCTAATAATGGAATTCCTTTTCCTAATCCTTTAAGACCTCTAGCTCCTGCTGTTATACCACTTGTTCCGCCTTTGCCTTTAGGTATTTTAGATAAAAGACCTTTTCCTTTAGAGACTATACCTTTTCCTGTTGTCTTGGCATTACTTCCTATTCCTTTCCAGTCAATTCCTCGACCTTTGGAAACAACTCCTCTACCAATGTTTTTAGCATTGTTTCCGAGTCCTTTCCAATCAATTCCTTTAATGCCTTCTCCTGCTCTAGTTGTTCCACCTTTTATTTTCTTACCTAAATCTCCTAAACCTTTTATCTGTCCGCCTCGGCTTGTATCGGTAGGTTTATATTCTCCAACTTGAATAAGTCTTTTACCAAAATCACCAACTCTTCCAAGTCTTCCGCCTTTTCTACCTGTTGAGCCTTTATGGAATGTTCCTCCACCATTACCATTAGGTTTTTTAGGGGAACCTCCACCACCTATTGGAGTTCCAGAACCATTATCTGTTCTTCCTCTACGACCTCCTGCTCTATTGTTTCTTCCTTTACCTCTACCTAATAAACTTTCTCCGTTAGCTCTTCTTCCTATCATCTCAGAGCCTTTAGCCATTGCTATAGATTTCGTTAAAGAAGCAACAAGAGCCATTAAACTAGCTCCTGTTAAATATATAAGTGGAGGTAAACTCATTAATGCTGTATTAACATTCCTTATTTTTCCAGTCATATCGTAAAGGTTTTCTGCTAATCTATCAGCTTTAGCTTTTCCTTGGTCGTCTTTACCTTCTTGTGATTCTTTATAATCTTTAGAGTTTTTATCTCTTTCTTTAGAACCTTCTTTAGATGTTTTCTTTTTATAGTCTTCTAAAGCTTTCTTAGTTAGCTTACCTTCTTCAGCCATTTTAAATAACTCATCAGACTGTTCTAAGGTAGCATCTACACCCATTTGTTTTAGGCTTTCATTAAAGGCTATCTTTTGTCCTTTTTTAGAGCTTGATACTTGAGTAGCTTGTTGATAAAGGTCTGATACATTTTCAGGGTCGGCAATACCTTTATCCATACGTTTTTGTAAATCATACCTACCTTCTAAACCTTGGTATTGTGAGCCCCAACCCATTGCATTTCTAATATAAGGGTCTTGCATACCATTTCTAATTCCATCATTAAGGCTTGACATGAATTCTGCACCTTGTTGTCCTTGTAATCCTTTAGAACCTGAAGATGCTAACATAGATTGCATAGATGATACATTACTTAAATCATTTTTTGTCATCGTTCTTCCTTGACCGACTGACTCAGCAATTGAAGATAAAGCTTTTAATTGCTCTTCATTTCTTCCAACCATTCCTGATTCTTTTAGTCCGCCTAAGAAAGCACTTTGTATATCTTTAATATCTGCTCCAGAATCAATAGCACCAGTGTGCATTAACGTATTCATAGAGTCTCTATAAGCTTGGTCGTCTGCGATACCCATCGCTTTTCCACCTGTAGCTAGCTCTTTAACTCCACTATTTACATTGTCTTGACCTTTATATCCTACACTTCCCATGTAGTCTGAAGCAAATTTAAGCATATCAGTACTATTATAACCTAGATGATTATCTATTGACATCTCTTCAAAATTATGTCTTACTGATTTATAATCACTTGTACCCATTTGCTGACCTAAGGCTATTTTTTGTGGTCGGTTTGTTTCACTTAAAGACTTACCTTTCATGTACATACCGCCACCAACAGCCATGCCTGCCATTACACCGTGTGAAGCAATGGAAGGTGCACGTTCTCTAAAGATACCTTTAAACGTTCCTCTAGCTGGGTCTATTCTTCGGTCATTCATCTGTTTACTAGCTACATTATCAAAGTAGTTAGATGTAGTATCCATTTGTCGTATTAATTTTTCAATGGAATCAATCTCTTTAGCTCTAGCTTTATTGTTAGCTTCTATTTGTGCTCTTTCTTGTTGATAGGTAGATTTATCAATTTCTTTATTTGTAAATCTCCTATTAAGATTAGACATTGATGTATCGTTTTTATCTCTATTACGTAAATCAGCTAATTGTTTTTTTAAATCAGCTGAATCTCTACGCATAAATTGAGATTTACCGATTGCTGATTTAGTTTGAGTACCAGTATCATAAGACATTCTACCTGATATTTCTGATTTATCTAAATTACGTCTTACTCTATACTCAGAAGCTCTTATCTGTTTCATCTTTTGCTGAGCTGTCATAGCATTATTTAAAGATTCATAATAATCATCTGTAGCTTCACCTAGACGCTTCATGTCTTGTATACGTGTATTAATACCACTATCGGTACCTACAGTTTTAGAAGAAAACTCATCTAGATTTTCAGTCATAGATTCTAAAGTATTATTTAATTTTTCATATGATTTTTGTAAATTTGTATTAGGTGCTTTACCCATTGCTATTTGCTCTTTTTGAGCATCGGATATAGCATCTTTAAAATCATTAATTTCTTTAGTAGCTTTTCTTGTAGAATCTACTACTGTATTCATATCTTTAGAAGATATAAAAGCACTACCATCAGTTTTATCAGCAATATCTTTAATTCTTTTAAATTGAGATGCTATAATTTTTAGTTTATCAGCCATACCGTCAATCGGTTTGTCAAGCTCCATATTTTCTATAGCATCCATATAAGCTTGTATGATTTTTAAACTACTCTCTAACTGAGAGCTATCACCTGATATATTCAATCTATAGTTATCATTCATTGCCATTAAGTAATCACCGCCCTATACTTTAAAAAAAGGTGGTAGTAACATCCTACCACCCTACATATATAAATCATCATCGTCAAACTCATTAAGTGCGTCTTCAATACTTTGTTGTGAGTACTCTTCTTGATTATCACTAGTATTGTTAACTTGTTTGTCAAGCTCTTCAATATTCTTTTGAATTTGTGCCATTTTATTTTTATGAATTTCTCTTGCTTCCTCATCATCTTCTTCAGCTTCTGCACGTTCAGTCATCTTAATACGTTCTGATTCTGAAAGTCTGTCATAGGCTTGTTTTGCTAAGTCTTCAGCATCTAAGAAGTCTGGTACTGGCTCGAATTCTTCTTGTGATTCATCGTACCATGAAGTATCATCGTCTTCAACTGTACTATCGTAACCTTTACTTCGTCTTTCCATTTCTCTAGCATCAAGATTCATGCTTTCAATAATAAATTGTATTTGATATGAATCTAAATTTTTGAAATTAGGGTCTGTAGGCAATACTTTAAATTCACGCATTATAGCCCACATATTCCTAGATAAAGGTCTTTTAACAATTGCTTGCATACCACCTGAATCAGAGATTTCTTTATCTCTGTTACCTACGAAAGGTACCTAGGAAATCAATCCAATCATCGTAAACTCGTACTAAAGGTATTAAGTTATATATTTTTTCTGGGTCACTTAACTCATCAGGTACTTCTACACCTACGACTTGAATTGTTGCTAACATTTGATACGCTTTGTAAATCTCATCGCTTTGGTATAAATCCATACCTCCTAAGTAATTTGAACGCATAGCGTTAATTGTACCTTGCTCTAATGCATTAGGTACTCTTAATTTAATATTGAAATCTAATTTAATTTCTTTAAAATTATAATATTTCTCAAAAACATCATTTACTCCACGAATAACTCTTGAAACTGTATTGTCTTGTTCTTGTTCTTTCTTTCTCTTTAACTCCTGTAATTCATCAGTGTTATTATTTTGTGTATTATTTTCAGCCATAATAAATTTACCTTCCTTTTTAACGTAAAATAAACCTATACTATTTAATTATTCATAATTAATATAACAGATAGTATAGGTTTTGTATTAATTTTATTATATCACACTTTAATCAAATATCAAAATTACTTTTCCAAGTTTTTTGTATACTCTACAATTTCTTCTAGCCCTTGTTTAATTCCTTCTTTATTATGTAGTAAATAATCATAATATTCTTGTAAAGAATCATAGTACTTATAATCAATAGTAAGTACTTCTTGTCCTTTGATATATTTACGAGTTATCTTTTCAACCTTTTTAACTGATTCTTTAAAAATATCTAAAATACTATTTACTTTAATTGCATCATATTTACTATTACCTTCTGGGAATGTTCTTAATTCTTTTTCCATTTCAAATCTTACTTGTGTTAATTTCATTTAAATCAATCTCCTTTAATTATTTATAAGTTTATTATATCTTCTCTTTATTAGTTTGTCAACATTTACATGTAAAAAATTACGATAATACAATATGGTATATTAGTAATAATCCATGCAATAATTAATCCAATAGAAATACCGTAATACTTACTTACGTCTCCTCTATCTTTATTAATAATTGTAAACGATATTAATACTATGTTAGATACAATAATAATAAGTACATTCAGAATAATAAAATAAATTTCTATTAACTCCATATAATCACCTTTTAATAATTTTTAAACTCTCATCGTAATAACTTAAATCTAATGTTTTATGACTATCATGTGTTTTATTATAATACACTGTAATTATCTTACCTGTTTGAATTTCTATTACACAGTATTGATAACATACTTTATTTTCTACTGTGACAATTTCTGGATGTCTAACTAATACTCTTTTATATGTATTTTCACCTAAGACTGTTTCATTATATTCTATAATATTATCTAAATTAAAACTATCTGAATAAATCATACCTTTTAATTTTCCTAAGTTAAGGAATGTTTTAAGTTTATCTTTAGTGTGTTTTGTTAAAATGAACTTATCATTAATCATCAAAGAATACTGTAATAAATTTTTACAATGAAGTAATTCTGATGTTGTCATTTGATTTATATGTTTCTTTCTTTGTCTACTTTTACAAGTTGTTCTTCGTTCTGAATAAAATGTCTTAGCCATTAATAATCATCTCTTTTCTTATGTTTTATTTTTCTAGTATATTTAGTCTTATCTTTTTTAACTTGAGTATGTGGTTTGATATGCCATGTTGCTCTTGTCTTACTCATCTTACCAATACTTTTTCTATCTGTCAAGATAATTCTTCCTTTCTTTTTGTAAATATTTTTTTAATTCTGTTCTTGATTTACATTTCATTATTTTCTTAAATTTACCTTTAATTGTAGGATAATCGTAATAATGAAACATATTAAAACCTTTAATTTTTGCTTGTCTATTATTCATGTATTTCTCTCCTTAATTATAATTTAACCCTTGATTATTGTCAAGGGTTATTTGTTTAAAAATTTTAAAATCATTTTTTCCATTTCTTTTTTGTCAGTTATTGTATAAGGAATGATTAATAATTCTATTCCTTTATCTTTGCAATACTCTTTTTTAAGTTTATCTCTTTTCTGAGTTATTTCTAGAGTATCTTTAAAATAACCTGAAGAATCCTTATAATGTTGTTCTCCATTATATTCTATTACATACTCTTTATTATTTTCATTAATATAAAAATCAAATCTTTGTACTCTATTTTCTTTATTTCTAAATGATTTTTCTTTTTCAAATTTTATAAAATTTTTATTAAGTATCTCTTTAACTACTTTCTCTCCTTCACTAGCATACGATAATTCTAGTAACGATGTCTTATCAAAAAAGTCTTGAACTATAATCTTATGTACGTGACCTTCCTTATCTTTCACTACTATCTTATCTTTAGTTTTTATTCTATACTCTTTAGGGTATTCTAAAATAATACAATCTCTAAGTTTTGACTGTTTATCAAAATACTGCTTTCTTCCTTTTTCAGATAAGCTTCTAGCATCTACTCTGCCTAATTGCTCTAAATCATTTAAAGTTATATAACCTTCACAACCTTGATATTTACCTTCTAAAACGATAAATCTATGTTTTAATTTTCTTCCTCCTTTATAATCTTCAAGTATATCTATTCCTTTTCTTTTTCCTAAATTTTTTAGATACTTATTTTTACTTTCTGGAGTTAAGCAACTCATACGCATATTAGAACCTCTATTTATACTAGCCCAATATGTTTTTCCTACTAGTCCTTTAAACTTACCTTCAAGAAATTCAAAATAAAATATTTGTTGTGCACTTTTATATTCTACTAAAGGTTTTACCTTTTGTAATTTACACCATTCATACCATTTATCTTTATTCTTATTCATATCAAATGTATATTGATTTTTTCCCATATTATTACCTCCTTATATTTAACATTATAACACACTGCTTCTGATAAAGCAAATATAAAATTAAAGACCTGAGTTATCCCAGGTCTTATAGTTGAATTAAGCTTTGTCACTTGCTGTCCTTTATACCCTATCTCTCGATATATTTTAAAGGGAGTAGACTATACCATAATCTTTAATGTAATTTAAAGACTCACCTATTATAGTCGTTGAAGCTTCCCACTTTGTAGGCTTGCCTGCATATCATCTATTGCTTTGAGTACTTAGGATTTAACCTTATACCATACTAGATATTTTTTCTGATTTCTCAACTATCAAGCTTATCCTTTCGGATTACTTTGTAGTTATCTAGTCTTTAAGACTTTCACGCAATTTAAGGTGTTTTCTATGCTTGTCACCAAACATAGCCTCTATAAATTAAAGGTAGCTAAATTCAATTTCTTCAGTCCGTTACATTCAATAGAGTTCGTAACACTCTACCAGTTCTCTTATGAACTTCTTATAGTTTCTTATAAGTCTAGACTATATCACAATCCTATTTTTACTATAGGATTTTTACCATTTCGATTTAAAGGGTTCTCACCTACTCCATTAACTTGAGCCCTACTCCTGTTGACAGTTTTCATGTCCGTTCCAAGGATAGTCGTTGCACTTTCTCTTTAAATAAAGAGCTTAGCTCATGATTGCCCTCGCCTTTACGTTAGGGTGTTCCATGAATTAGATAAATTATTCAATAAAGATTACTCTTTAAGGTCGCAATTTATTTACGATTTCATTAGTTCTCCATTCTTCATTATAGTTATTAGCACTACAGCCATGGTAACTGATAATCACTTGTTTAGTTAAATTATCAATAACAAGAATGTCAATAATATCTTTTTTAAGAATTTCTTCACCTAGTGAAGCATATCCTAATTTTGCAAAGTTTTCTTTTTTCATACGTAAACGTTCTACTGTTAACGTACCTTCATATTTTAAGTAAACGTGTTCTTGTGGCATGATTGAACCAATTTCATACACACCAGTAGTTCCGTATTCACGTCTACCACTTGCTGATTGTGCTCTTCCTACTGGTTTACCTTTAATATACAACAATACGGTATTACCAGTATGGACTGTTTGTTTAGCTTGTGATGCCATTTAATTCACTCTCCTATATTTTATATATAGAGGAGCCATTAGGCTCCTCAATAGAGCCTAATTAGGCTTGTAATGCTTGTTGTTTATAAACAAGACTTACAGAAATTTTCTTAATGCTTCTGATAGGGTAAATAGTTAATGAGATTCTAGCTTCTTTACCTTCGATGATAACTTGTACATCTTCTGGTGGGAAGTCTTGAATTTCATTATCACGTTTCTTACGTTCTAAGTAAGAAATTACAAAATCTTTCATAATTGAAGCACTTGTATTAATTGTTCGTGTACCAATGAACTCATTTTCTAATTCTCTCTTCAATTCAGAAACTAAGAAGTCATTAGCTTCACCTACAGCCATTTCTGACTTAATAGGGTCAGACATATCATTGTAAGTAGTTACATCTTCTACAATACGGAAGTTTGTAACAGTTCTATTACGAACAAACTCGATACTAATAATACCATTTTCATTTAATTCATCTAGGTCTGTAGAATCATAAATGTTATCTAAACCATTGACATGCAAGTTTTTAAATGTAATTGACTCTCCAATACCTAAACCTGATGCTAGACCTGCTACAGCACTTGCTACCATGTAAGCTGGTGCATGTAATTTACGACCATTTTCCATACCTAAAGTAGCACTGTTAGCGATTAGAGATACTCGAGGGTTCATTAATGAAGAAGCTCTTCCATAAAGTTTTTCTTTATGTTCTGCTATTCCTCCACCTACTATAGCTCTCATAGGTTCCCCTGCATCTGAACGTTCTCTAACAAAGTGGGCTACTTCTGCATGTACAGATTCACGAGAAGATAATGGTACGATATAGTATCCACCTAAGTGAGCAAATTTCTCGAATTTATCAGCCCAGCTTGTAGGCTCTTCTCCGTTAGTACCACCTTCAAGTTTAGTTAACTCGAAAGGTTCAATAGTTTTAAATTTTGCACCTTCTTCTGTTGTTGCTGTTACTGTGGCATTGTCTTCTCCAGCATCTACTGTTACATCACTTGAATTAGATACGTCTTCTGGTACTCGTTCAAAATGAATTAAACCATTATATTCAGTTTGTTTTTGTAAGTCACCAAAAATAGCTGTTACATAAGCACCTTTATCTGTAACATCTAAATCTTCTACTGGGTCAAGTAATGTACTTTCAATGTTTTTATCTCCAAAAGGTGATAACTTAGCTTCAAAGTCTGGTAGTTGATTAATATCTGTAATAACTTCGTTAGTGTATTTATATAAACCACCACTTAAGTCATACGATTTAACAACATTATCTCCAACTTTTAATACTAGACTTTCAGCTTTTTGTGTTTCATCATCATGGATTACAGAAACAGTAGCTTTAGGCTCTTCACCAGTATATTTAACTGTAAAGATATTACCAATGTTGTCATAAACTTCATTAAATCTGTCGTTTTCAAAAATCAAACGCAAACGTAATGATTTACTTAAGTTGTTTTTCTCTAGAGCTACTTGAATATTATTAGACGCATTACCGTAAATATCTGATACGATACGTAAACCACCTTTTTCAACAGATGCTGGCTTAGCGTCTTCTACACGCATTGCAAAAATTTGACCTGCTGTGTAGTTAGGATTAGAACCCCAAGCTAATTCAATAGCGTCTAAAAGCTCACCTGAACGGAAAGTACGTTTTGCTTGTGAATAGTTACGTAATTTATAAACTTGGTTAGGTTCCCCGCCTTCAGCTTTACCAATTAACATTAAAGTTTTTTCACTGGCACTTGCTGAACCGCCGATACCTGATGAATCTACTTCAATAGTAGCATGAGGTCTCGTAATAGGTCTACGTGGGAATACTTCTTTATAATCATTTGCCATATTCTAAATTCTCCTATCTTTAAATATCAAATTTCTTACCTGTATACTCTTCCAGGTAAGGTAAAAAATCTTCATCTTTATACTGGTAATGTTTACCATTCATATATGCTTTAAATCCTTCAGCTTGTCCTGGTGTTAAACCAAACATAACTTTAGCAATATCAATAAAAGTATCAATATGAATATAACCATTAAAAGATGATTTATTACTTTTTTTAGTTGATTTCTTTGCTTGTGCCATTATTTACAGCCCTCTCTTTAAAGGTTATCTTATTTATTTCTTGTGTTATTGTATAATCTAAATCAGAAGATGAAGTATAACTAATAATTGTAGGTCTTCCAAAAATATAATCACTACCGTTATCAATAATTGGTGCTAAATCACCAAAACTTAACTTCTGTAGTTGAAATGTTTGTTGCTCTTCAATACTATCACGCATAGATATTAATATCATTCTTAATACAGCATCCATACATCTAGCAACATCAACATTATATGATAACCCTACTACTGTAATACTTTCTTCTACATTCATACCTTTTACAATACCTTTAGTATCATCTGTTTTTTCAACGTAAGTAATTATAGCGTTATACCCTTCATAATCTTCATTAAAGTTATAATTAAAGTAGATTTTATTATCTTTAAATTTCATATCATCATCTTTAGCAAATACTACATCATCTACATTAATTACTGAATGAATTGGATTACTTACTGTAAATACTAGCTTATCTCCTTCTCTTTGTGCTACTGAATTCTCAACATAAGTATTATTACTATTTTCAAAATAACTACCTTGAACTCCACCAAGAGCTGTTCCTACTTCTTGCCCTTGTCCTAATTGGATAAGGTAATGAGCTTCATGGTTGGTTTTAAATTCTGGAAAGTTATACCCTATAGTAATTTCATGTTGTGCATTTTTACCACAAAAAGATTCTATAAAGTTATTTCTAGCTTGTTCATCAAAGTCTTTTAAAACTTCATTTATAATATAACAATTGTCTAGCACTGTACGTAATCTAGGCTTAATTTCTTTTAATAAATATGAATCTACTGATGATATAGCCATTAATATACCTCCTTACTATCTTATATTTCTCATTTTCCAGTTCATTAAGTTTTTAACGTTATTTAAAGTAGTTTTAGAAAAATTATCACTATTTACTTTATCTCTGTTTAATACCCAAGCACTAGAAGGTGATTTACTTGATACTGTTCTGAATATAAAGTATGAAGCTTTCTTCTTAGGTTTACGTCTTACCTTAGTCATGTTATTACTAGGTGATTTAGGTTTCATTGACGGGTGAGTTATATTTCTACCTTTACTCACTGCTTGTAAATATGATGTTAAAGAACTAGCTGAACTTTTACCTGAAGGTATTTGTAACTTACGCATATCTTGATAAGTATCCCTGTTCATTCGACTGGTTTTTATACGTATTGGTACAATCAAGTACCAGCCACCATTTTTAGTTCTTCTTTTTTTAGAAGATTTAGCAAAGGCTTTTTTTAAGTCTATTACTCCTTTTTCTTCTAATTTCTTTTCTGTCACTTCTAAATAAGTAGGCATACGTTTGATATAAACATCATCTACTTGCTGTGCGGTTGCTTGTAGTTTATCGAGTATATCAGAACGCATTGAATCTATAGTCTTCCTACTTACCTGCTTACCATTCTTAAATATAGTAGGTTTTTTAGTAGCTTTTACTTTTTTAGCCATTATTTAAATGCTCCATTAAAGAATCCACCTAATGAACCTTGTCCTGATTTTGCTTTAGGGTCTTCAACTTGTAATTCAATATCTTCTTCTAAAGCATCATTAATTACATACGGGTCTGGTAGTACAATAACGTCTTCACGTTTAAGAAGTAATTTTTGAGGTAAGTTTTCAAATCTTGGTTTTGGTTCATTAAATGTTGTATATTGGTATCTACTTTCTTTTAAAATATCGGATACAACATATCTTAAAGTCATTAAAATATTTAATGAAACAGTTGAATTTTTAAATTGTTCATTTAAAAATAATCTACAATTCTCTATCTTATAATCATTTTCATTTAATACTTTTTCTTGTGTAGTTATAAATGTTACTTCCTTAACGTCATAGTATAAAGGTATACCTTTTTTAATACGTTCACCATTTACAAAATAAACTAATGATTGAGGCATTAACACTTCAGGTACTGTAAACCTATCTCTATAAGAAACTCTAGTTTCTAATTTTGTTGTTCCTATAGCTGTACCTGTATCTACTAAACCGATGTCTATATTTTGTGTTCCTTTCTCTTGTGATTGTATCATCATATGAGTTTCTTCTGCTGGTAAATATGCAATACCTTTGCCATGACATCTAGGACAATCTAGTCTAGGAGAACCTGTCTCTGGGTTTAGACAAGTACAAAAATATGCACGCTCCCACAAGACTTTAATACCTCTATCTTTTGTAAATCTTCTCATATCTTTGGTATCAAATTCTAATCTTGCTGTTTTATTTTCTTTCTCTACTTGGTCTACTTCACCTGAGTAAGCATAAGAAGTAGACTTATTGAATACATTTCCGTTAAATCCTTGGCTAATCATATATGGTTTTTCCAATTAAATCCACTCCTTAAACGCCTATCATATTAGTTCCAAAATAAGAACGTAAAGCGTCTAATAACTCTTTTATATCTGAATCTATTTGAATTATCTGAGCACTAGCTCCACCATACATAGCTGATTGTGTAGTACCTATAGTCTCAGAAATTCCGTCTATTTCTAATGATTTATTTGCTATTCCTGCACCAATAATTAAGTTACCCCATACTTGGTAAATCTCTTTTAATGCATACTTAACAACTAATTGCTCTAGCTCTGGTGGTATCTCCCAAGGTTTAGTTCTACCTGCTCGTTTACGAGGTAGCATACCTGATATATAATCAAGTTTTATCATTTGTGGAGCAAAAGTAGCACCACTAGGAGGATATACACCTGCCAATTGAGGATACCCACTAAATACAGCATCATAACTCATAGATTGTCCTGTCTGCATTAAAGCTGTAGGAAATAATTGAACATGTCCTGCTAAGTGTTCTACTTTCCACCAGTTAGCTGGGTAGTGATATATTGGTCTACCATTAAATTGTAATTGTAAATTCTCTACTTGTAATATTGGTTTCTTATAAGCATGTACAAACATATAACTATTAAATTCTGTCTCATAGTAATCTCTAGACTCATTTTGAATATCTGGTAATATAGATATATCTAATATATGCTCTGCTTTACTTATTGCTCTTTCTAAAATATGATAATAAAATTCATCACCCATAGGTTGTCCTGTATCAGGATTCTGTACAGTTATACCAAACATATAAGCTTTAACAGCATCAGGAGTCCATCCATAATCTGCTATAGTTATATTATCAATCTCACTTACATCAATATGTTTAGGATTACCTGCTGGGTGGTAAGGGTACTCATAATTCATAGAGCCTTCATAAGGGTCTAAACCCCCTCCAAACATTGAGTTTACCATATTATCACCTTACTTATTTTCTGATTTTTTAGTTGTTGTTTTACGTGTGCTTGTTTTTCTTGTAGTTGTTTTAGGTTTAGTATCTTCTTTTTTAGATTCTTCTTTAGTTTCTTTCTTAGGTTGTGATTTTTTATCTTCAGTATAAGTGAAACCATTTAAATTAGCAAATTCTTTTTCTTGTTCTTTAGTTAAACCATTTACTTTACCTTTATCATCAATTGTAACTTTTCCATATGGAGTTGCCATTTCAATATTATTTTTTGTATAATTAAGCATAGATTTTAATTTCCTTTCATGTTATAATAAAAAAAGAGGATAAACAAAGTTTACCCTCTATAAAATTTTATTAAATTTTTCTTATTTTACTAAGCTATCTTAGTATGCAATGTATTTAACGTTTTTGATACGAGCCCATTTTTTAGGAGCACGTAATGCCAATGCACCATACCATAATACAGCAAATGTAATTGAAGCATTAATTTGTGCTAATGGTAATTTCATCATTGGTAGTAATTCGAATAAGTGAATTACTTGTGGAGACATTTCACCAACAAATACGTCTGCTGTTTCTGGTAATGTTTCGTTAAGGTCTAAGAATTCTAATTTGCCTTCTTCATTAACGTCTTTCAATGGAATACGTTTGATTAAGTAGAATTGACCTGTTACTTTACCTTGACGGTATACAGAAACGAATTGTGGTTGTTGTTGATACATAGAGTTTACAGAGATTGTTAATTTAACAGCGTCTGTAGCATCTGTTACAGTAGCTTCTACTGCTTCTGAAGGAGCTGATTGAGCTTCATCAGAGTTAACTACAACTTTGTAAACTAAACCAGAACGGTCTTCCTCTTTAATAAATTTACCTTTTTTACCTTTTTCTACTGTAGCTTCTACTTTAGCTGGTTGTGGAGCGTTTGGTAATGGTTGTAAACCTTCATCTAAGATTAATTCATTTTCCATTACTGTAGAACCGTGTAAACGGATAAATCCACGAGCTGAATAGAAACCTTGCACACTGTATCCAGTGTTAACGTTACCGTTATTATCTTGCATTAATTGTACTTGGCGACCTAAAATATTATTAACAAAGTCAGCGTGTACACCAATAGGCATGTAAGCATCTGTAGCTGTACCAAAGCCTTTACCGATACGTACTGAAGCTTCGTTTAATGTTTTCTCATCTAATGATTCACCATGAGCGTCAATTACGTTATCTTTATCAATTAATTTAGCTAATCCGTCAAATTCAAGACCTTCTCCACCTGGTTCTGAAGTTAATGAAGAATCACCATAGAATGAAGCCCACTCAATTGTTTTAGCAACAACTGCGATAGCATCTTCTGTTAAGATTTGTGCTGGGTCTTGAATGTTGTTAACTAAACCACTAGCAATTGACATGTTTTTAGTATCAGAAACATATTTCATTGATACTGTTCTTTGACGAATGTTAGGGTCACTTACTGGTGCTACCCCTACTTCACGAACAAAACGTGAATGTCCTACATTACCGTGACGTAAATAAACATCGTATTTAACTACTGTTGATTCAGCTGGTCTACGTGCAATATCACGATAGAAAATCAAATCGTCATTAGTCCATGTTAACATAGAGATTTGGTCGTCTAAAATTTCTCGTCTTAAAGCTCCTGCATCAATTTGTGTTTCAGGAGTAATACCGTGTCCTGTTTGGAACGATTTAACTACTTCTTCTTGGAACGCATCAGCATATTGGTTTTGCTGAGCATTTAATTTTTTTCCGTTAGCCATAAAAGTTAATCACCTTTCATCTTTTATTATATAAGGTAGGAAGTAGGGTGATTAACCCCTAAATCCTTTTAGTTTTTTATTTATTAATTACATTGTATAATATAACACAATTTTGTATACTTTTATTATTTAATAAAATCTTTGATTAATTCTACGTCATTTTCTGTAGCTCTTTCAGGACTAGCTGTTACGTTAGTATAAGCTTGACGTAATTTATTTAAATGAGCATAGTTCTTATCTTTACGTGAAGCTTGCTCTTTAAATTTATCCATAAACACTTTTCGTTCTTCTTGAGTTAATCCTTCTTCTGAAGTTTCTGCTTCTTCTTGTGAGCTTTCTGTTGATTGTTCTGATTTACCTTCGGATACTTCGTCAGCTTCTGATGTTTCAGTATCAACAGATTTATTAACAAAGCCTTCAGCTTTACCTTCGTTTTCTTGTGTAGTTGAAGTTACAGATTTTTGAGTTGTTTCTTCTTCTTGGTTTCCATCTTCTTTAGTTTCTTCAACATTTGTTGCTTCTGTTTCTTTTTTATCTAATACAGCATCTAACTTATCATTTAATTCTTTAAACTCAGATTTAGTAACAAATTGTTCTTTTTCTTGTGAAAGAGCTTCTAAAGATTTTAAAACTGTAGAGAAACCTGTAAGAATATCTTCATCAGAAATTGATTTAGAAGTTTTTTCTTTTCCTTCTTTTTTATCTTCTTTAGAGTCCTTAGAGTCTTTATCTTCTTTCTTATCTTCTTTATCCTCTTTGGAATCTTCTTTTTCTTCTGAATCTTTATCTTCTTTTTTGTTTTTACGTTTCTCGTTATCTTTATCTTCAGTCTTAGTATCCTTATGGTCTACTGGGTCTTTTGATTCTTTATTAGATTTTTCTACTGTATCGTCTTTCTCTGGACTTACATCTTCAGTACCTTCTGATTCTAATTTTTCTCCTTCTTCTTGAGCTTCTTTAGAATCTTCTTCAGTTACCTTTTCAGGTTCTTTATTTTCTGTAGCTTGAGTTTCAGCTGTTTGTGTTTCTGTTTCTTCTACCACATTATCTTTTGTTTCTGTATCTTCTGTTTTGTCTTCTTGAGACTTAGTGATAGATTCATTAAGTTTATCATATTCTTCTAAGATATTTGATAATCCTTTAGCCATTATTATAAATGCTCCTTCCTAATTTGCATTACCGCTAACTCAGCGTCTTTTCTTGAAAGACCTTTAGCAAGCTGTAATGTTATAATGGATTCTTCATAACCCATTTGATTAGATTTATTCAAATCTTCTACAATATTATTCCAAGTATCATTAAATTTTTTCAAATCTTTAATCTTAGTTACATATGTTAAGTTTGTAATACTAGATGCTAAAGATTCTCTACGTAATGCTCCTGCGTCTGTTTGCGTTTCAGGTGTAGTTCCATGTCCTGTTAAGAATGATTTAACAAAACTTTCCCATGTTGCCTCAGGGTTTGCTGGATTTTTAACTAAAGCGACACCTGTAATTGTTACTTCATCAATAACTCTGTTATCATTTACATTACGTTTTTTTACTGCACCTTCAATACTAAAACCTAACTTACGACCACTTCCAGATTTTTCTAATTTCTCTGCTAAGTCTAACATCTTAATAACATTTTCGTTATCTTTAAATAAGTTAGCTTCGATATATAATCCTTTTTCAACATCAACATAGCAATTATCTGTAGGGAAACCTACTACTTCATCTTGATTATGCTCATAGTTAACATAACCGTGCTCTTTAAAATAACTTATGTCAATTCCTTTAGGGTTTATAATATCTGATTGTAAATCTAATGCTGGTGTACTAGCCCAGCCTGAAACTTTAGAAAATTGTTCTGTATCCTCTTTTGTGCTTACAGATTTTGATAAGTCCATAGGAACAAAAGCATTAAACTTCATTTCTTCCAAAGGTTTTTACACCTCACTTGTCTAGTTAATTTTATTATTTTCTATGTATAATATAACACTTTAAGTTTAATATAATAAAAATAACTAACTAATATGTATATTATACCACATATTAGTTAGTTTACAAAATTAATTTAATAATTATTTTTTAAAATCTTCAGGTTTTTCGTTATTAGGATTTTTACTTGTTGTCATACCTTGTTGATTTGTATTTGTTTGATTTTTAACTTGTCCGTCTTTACCTACTTCATTACTTTCTTGTTCTGTATCTTGCTCATTTGTTGTTTCTGTATTTTGGTCTTCTCCTTCTGAGCTTAATACATTTTGCATCATTTCTAATTTTTCTTTTCTTTGTGCATCTTCATATTGATTTTGTTGGTATATTTGTCCTACTCTTTGTACATATACACCGTTAAGTATAGTGTCTCCGCCTTCGATTGGTGGTTCACCTAATTCTTTTCTTACTTCATTAACAGTTAAAGCTACTTCTGCTTTAGCTTTAAGTATTTCTATTTTATCTTTTTCAGATTTAGAATCTCCACCAACAAATTGGAATGTATATTTATCTCCATACTCAGATACAATATGTCTATTTATTAAATCTTCTATAAATCTTAATAAAGGTTGTAATCCTTTATTTTGAGAAGCTTGGTGTTTTTTAGACGGGTCTGCTTCGTTTAATGTATTTCCACCTTTAGAACTTGTAGCTCCTCCTCTGTTAGGGAAGTTAATTTCAGCGGGGTCAATTCCATACAGACTTGAAATAATATTAATAAGATAGTTTAACCATTTCTCAAATTGCATATCATTTGCTGTAGGTGTCATATTTACAAAGTTAACGTCATCAGCCATCATTACAGGCACTTGCCAACTTCCATTAATACCAGAGAAACTAGATTTCCATTCTCTTTTAAAATTTTCTAATGCATGTTGAGATTGTTGTTGGTCTGCTTTTATTTGTAATATACCTCTAGTTGTTCCTCCATGACTAAAGAATCTGTCATTAAAGTTTTCAGTATTATTATAAGCTATAAATTCTTTCATAGCTATCTCTACTTCAGAAAGTCCATATCCAGAAGCATTAATATCTGTTCTAGGGTTTCTTATACCCATAGCAAGTTCTCTAGAAGTAAAATAAGCTACAACTTTTTTATCTATAACTTGTACAAATCTTTTACCACCTTTTATAATTTTACCCTTCTTATCAGTAGCATAGAATATTGTACTAGGGTCAACAGCTATGAACTTATCTAACTTAGTACCATTCTTTTTATTAAATACTTTTTCAAAATTAACTTGGTCGTATAAATAAGTATCTCTAACTATTTTCCTACAGAAAGTTTGAAAAGAATCTCTATCTACATCTTTATCTCTTCCTGTATTTAATATAAATTCTTCAATTCTTTTAATTTCTTCTTTTTCTTTTTTACCAGGTTCTGCTTCTAAATCACGCATACGTACTTCAAAACCTAATCCTCTTTCAGAATATCTAGAAGGTTGACAATACATAGCTACCTGATTTGCTCTAGTAAGTATAATTGCATTTAGTATAGGATTATTACCAAACTTTTTAAGAACATCATGTAAATTATGCTCATTCTTTGTATAACTTCTTTTATCTCTAAACTCTGGATTAGTGTCCATTAAAGACAAAAAAGGTTCTGCATATGCCTGCTGATTACCATATAGAGATTTTGATATGCTCTTATTTAAATTAACATTATCTTGTTCTATTTTTTTTATATTAGCTTGTAAATCATTATCTATAGGTACCGCTCCATAACTATCGGTATAGTCTTTACCTAGTCTTAAACTCTTAAATAAATCTGCCAAGTTATTTGTCACCACCATTTCTAACCACTGATAATACAATTGTATTATTAAATGTTAATTCACTTATATTTTTAGGTAAATTAATTTTATATTCAAATGGTTCTTCTATATAATAAAACATTTTTTTACTTTCTGTTACTAAATCATAATCCTCTAATAATATGTTGTTGTCTTTGTCTAATAAAATAACTCTATTATCTTTTGTAGCTTCTAATATCATATACTTTTGTTTATCTATAGCAATAAATACAGCAACATGTCTTCCACCAATTTGTCTGTAATAATCAACTATTTCTATCCAATTATCTTGCATACCTTGTTGTTTAATAAATTCTTTAGCTTCATCCCATTTACTATCTTTTGAATATATCACTATTATCTTCTTCCTTTTTCGTTGCTTTTATATTTCTCTCTTTAACGTACTTTTCCATTTTATACCATACAAAACCAATAATAGTACCTATCGTTCCTGTTCCTACGATAACAAATGGATTATAAAAGCCATTATATTTTTCTGTATTTTCTATAGTATTTATAACGTCTATTTTAATAATATCAGATGTTTTTTGAAACATTGAAACTAAAAAATAAAATGATACTAATAGTATAACATAATTAATTAATTTTACAAAAAAGGATTTATTTTTTTTAGCACAAGAATATATAAGTATATATAATACACTCAAACTAAGGACAATAACTGATAGAGAAGTTATTAAATTAAAATCTATACTGAGCATATACCCACCTCAAATATGTTATTATACTATATATAATATAACATGCAAAAAAAGGGTAGTATATCTACCCTTTAAATTACTTATTATCTTCCATTAATTTCTCTTTTTCTTTTTTTAATTTTAACTCTTCTTCCTCTTTAATTCGTTGCTTTTCTTCGTAATTTTCTCTTAACATAAAGTTTAATCCTAATTGAACTTCATTTCCAGATAGTACATTACTCATATAAAAGTCTTCAATTACAATGTCACCTAAAGGAAGTGCTTTACCTTTTTTAACATCTTCTTTAATTTTCTCTGTATACTCATCTAAATTAAGACGTTTATTAAATGCAATCTCAAACATTTTATTATGATACTCACCTGTAAGCTCATCATTTAATCTTGTTTGAAATAATAACATATGTGAATCAAGTTTATTTGGTGGGTCTTGTCTAAACAAGTTTAAAGTCTCATACAGGGTAGCCATAAGTTTACAAGCTAAATCACTAAACTCCTGTAATGCTTTTTCTTTTTCTTCACCACTAATAGGTGTAATAGATTCTTCTAATGTTAATGTATTTTTTTCCATAATAAATCTCCTTTTAATTTAATAAATCTTTTATATCTTTTTCTATTGATTTTAGTTCTCTTGCAATATTAATTTCATAAATTTTACTTTTTTCTCTTTTATAATAAAACCTAATATCAATTAAAATAAATAGTATAAGTAAAACAGTGTAGACAATAAAATTAAACAAAAACATCATTATCACCTACAAAATTTTGAACTTCCTTTTTAGTCATTAAATATCTATCTTTAACTTTTTTAAAACCTAGATAATCTATATAATTAATAGCTTCTTTTAATTGTATATCATATATAGATATTGCCATTTCATTATCTATACCTAGTTTTATAAGTTCAAATATAGAACGTAATCCTACTCCGCTAGATTCTGGTGAACTAATATATGATTCTAATTTTATTTCTTTGTCATATAAATTATATTCTGCTATACCTATAACATCCTCACCGTTATTGAATACTTTATAAATAGAAGATGTTTCTTTTAAATGAGATGTATTTACACCTTTATTTTTAAGTATAGACAAAGATGTAGCTAATCTTTCTGGATTTACTTTTTCATTTATACCACCATTATCTTCAACTGAAGAACCTATAGCTGAGTTATTATTAGTTTCAGGTTGTTTATCTTGTTGCTCTTTATCTTTTGAATTTCCGTCTTCGTAAATAGTCATTTCTACTTCTTTACCGTTTCTAATTACTTTACGTTTAACTTTATTCAAATTAGATAAATCTTTATCTCCGCCTTTGGTTATTTTTTCAGTATTTGATTTACAAAACAATACCATATCATAAAAGCTATTAAAACCATTTGGTTTGTATAAATGTTTATATTTTTTGTTTAATGTTTCTTCGTTATTAATAACTTCATCAAAACTAAAATATTTACCTGTAAGAAAGTATAGATTATTTTCATCCATACTTTCATTATCTTTTTTCATTATATCATAAATAAACTCATTTGTCAAATTAAATCACTACCTAATCTATATAATAGTTTGTATTACTATTTCCTGAATTATAATTAGTAGTAACAAAAGTAGAATTAAACGCTGTACCATTTCCTTGTTGTATTAACTGTTGTATTCTTGTTAATCCGATATTTGCATATACACTTGCCTGTGCCCAGTGGTCGTCACCTTTACGTTTAATTACTTGATACATTTCTTCTTTTTTCTCGTCTTCCTCATCCATAATTAAAACATTTTGCCAATGTTTTAAATATGTTCTAAGGTCATCATCTACTTCTTGATACATACGTATATTTTTTGTTTTTAGTCCTTGGATATAAATCTTATTTTGCATAAGCTTATCAACAGTTACCGTATTATCTTTTTCATTAAATTTAGGTCGTAACTGTCCTGTAGAACGTGGACTGGAATTGTAAGTACATCCAAAAACTTTATCTTCTCCGAAATGGTTTATAAGTTTTAGGACATTATTACCACTATCCCCATTATCTGCTATGATAATGTCTGGTTCATATTTAGAAATTTCCCATATAATTGTTTCTAAATCAGCTTCAACCATATTAGGTCTTGTGTTTTTCTTAACAGAAAATAATCTTATTAAATCTTTTTTACCATCAGGCAATACACCGTGAACTGTAACCCAGTGGTGATTTCCCCAATCAATTCCTACAGAAATATAAGAATAATTACCTCTGTTAAACATTTGTTTTTTAGCAACAGGTGATTTATTTTCAAATACATCCTCTTCAAGAACACGCATTTTAACATCTTCATAAGGCATACCTAAAGAATAGTTATAAAATGCTTGCTTAGAATCTGTGTTCATTTCTTTTTCTACTAATTGGTCTGCTGAAATCCATACAGCGTTCATTTGAGATATATAATACCCTCTAATACCTGAATTATTTTTTGTTCGTTCAGGATAACGACATTCCCACACACCATTATACCATCTATCTAAAGGTTTACCACATTTTTGACATACATATTGGTATGTTCCATCTTGTACCGTTTTTGCTTGTTCATCAATACCTTCAGGATTAACCAATAATAAGTTACCACTTTGTTCTAAATTATTCTCATCATAAGGAGCATATTTCATCTCGTTATGATAATCACAATGTTGACAAATATGTGCATAGTACCATTGGTCTGATTGTTGATATAATTTATGAATACCTACACCTGGAGCTGAAGGTGTTGAGAATCTTCTAACAATGTGTAATGGTGAACTTGACATAGATTCAAGTGCTGATGATTCAGCAAGTGAGTTAACACGTTCATATTCATCCATAGCTAAAAAGTCAATATCCACACCCTCAACTGAACCTGGTTTACTACTCGTTCTAAAGAATAGACTAGAGTTTCTTATTTGCTTATATCCTAAAGAGTCTTTATCCCAATTCACTATATCTTTAAAATAAGATTTCTCTAAGACAGGGTTAAGTCTTGACTGAACGAATTTCTTAAGTTGTTCTTGTGTCGATTCTACCGCTATTTTCATAGTATTTAAAACGGACTAGACTATATCTTAACTCAACATTTAGGTGTTAAGTTCTCTGCTTTACGGAACTTTGTTCCTTTTATACTGTTCTACACAATTCCATTTAATTGCTTACCAGTAAATTTAGTCGTTAGACGTCAAATTAGGATGTTTTTCTTTATAACTATCCTTACTCCTATGCTCCTCAAAAGTAAGAATTTCTAAATTACTAACTTTATTATTAGTTCTATCTCTGTCTTTATGATGTACTTCTTTACCTTCTACAGAACCTAAAAATGAACCTGCTACCAATCTAGATAGAGATTTATAAGTACCTCTGTCTCTACCATCAACAAGTATCAAACAAACGTAAATAGCTCCATGTGTTTTTTTAACTGTTTTTATTCTTTGTAAAATAGTACCATCATTTAGCATATAATACTTATTGTTAGTTTCTGGTATTTTTATAATAAGTTTATTTGTATTATTAAGTTCTGTTATATTTTCTCTTCGAAACTTATTTATATTTACCTTTCTACCTTCTACAAATATTTTTTTTGTATTTTGACTTATAGATGTATACACAACACCATTACTGTCTATATAATATCTACTATGGATATTTCTAAAGTTTTCATTTAATTTTTTAATATCATAATTCATTTTTTTTTATTAACATCCTTTTTACTATTTATTTTTACTATAATATTTTTTCTATATCTTTAACGTACGGTATCGGCTCTATCCGTTAGGACTTAGCTTCTCTTACCAGGTTATTCATTATTCCCCTGTGACCGTTTAACAGAGTTTTAATTCCCCAAAGATTTAGGGAATGTGTAAAGACATTTTACATTTTTAAAACTATACATATCTGCAAAATGTACCATTTCCATTACACTCATCTCACTTAATCCAAGCTGACGTGACTTAATTACTGCTTTGTTAGGATGAGTATCATTTACTATTTTAACTTGCCAAGGTCTATGTGCTTGTGCTTTACTTCTATCTCTATTAGGTATACTGAATGTAATAGGATGTCCTCTTAGTGTATGATACTTTAACATATATGTACTCGGATTAAGCATATTTAATATATGGTCTAATTGTTCTCGAGTAACATTTTTTGTTTTAAAAGTTTCCTGTGTCATTTTTATTAATTCTTTACCATCCATAAGTATCCCCCTAAAATGTTTCTGAGTTTTCTTGGTTCATTACTTGCTCTTTTTCTGAAATCATATTAGCTATATCGTCTGCTGATAACTCAGATAATTTTTGTAAATCTAGTTGATTACTTTCTTCACTATCACTATTTTGGTCTATAACATTTTCAAAGAGTTCTTGTTGTTTACCTGATATTTCAGGTATTGCTCCTCCACCTTCTGTAGTAGCTCCTGATAGTTCTTGCATTTGTGAGAATATAACAAAAAGTTTATACAAATCATTAGGGTCTTTAACCTCTATTTGATTAGACTCTACTTTATTATTAAAGTCTATCATTAATTTTTGTATGCTAGACATAAAACCGTCTGCTATCATTTTTCTAGCGTCTTCTTGTTCTGATTTTTTCTTATTTACATTTGTTCTTATATCTTTAACTCCCATAATATCACACCAATCCTAAATTTTTATAACACGTGTTAATGTCTTGACAAATATCTATATACAGAAGATTGGAGTATCTTATGTGATAGTGATTCTTTTTTGCAAATACTTGACCGTTACTATACTTCATTCCAGACAAAGGCTCTCCACAAATACCACATACTCTAGTAGGACTAGATATTCTCTTATCACCTTTTCTAATAAGTGTTTTTTTAGGTGCGTCTTTAAAAATACTTCGTCTCTTCTCTTTAATATCTATCTTCTTCACGTTTTAATCTTTCCTTTACTTTAGCTCTTACTTTTACTTCTTCATAAGATACACCTAATTGCTCTTCTATTACTTCTTTCATTATCTCTACTTCTTCTCTAGTAACATTTGTTTCTTTTAAAATGTATTCTGGTAGAGGGTCTTCTTTCTTTAAGTATATCTTATCTATAAAGTTTGAGCTAGTATATGATAATGCTATACCTGTTATAGCATATATAAGTACTGCTTGAGGTCTTAAACTAAATAATATTGAAAGTACATTTGCTATAGATAGTAGTAAAATCAACAAATCTAATACTATTAAAAACTTAAATATAAAATATTTCATGTTATTAGTCAAAATATTTGTCACTTCCTAATGTTAAAAAATGTAATACATATACTAATCTAACAAAAAGGTCTTACTATGTTATATTATTGTTGTAATAAAAAATATAACTAATAGGGGTTGCTATATAATGTCAATATTATTGTTAATAGTATCACTACCCCTTGTCTTTTTTTACTTTACATCAATATCAAGATTAAACTATAGGATAGCTAAAGATATAGTATATAAAAATAATATAAATTTACTAAAAAATATTATTTTTATTTTTTTTATATACTTACTATCTATATGTAATCTATATTTTATATTTACACATAAATTATTACCTATTGTATGTATGAATTTAGTTATTTTATTATCTGTTGTTATTGTCTTCTTAACCCAGGATTAAATAAAAAATTAAGGAGGGTTGTTTTGAAGTGACAAAATACAAAGATATTTTAAAAGTAGAATTTGTGGATGCGTTAGCTCACTTTGATACTAATAGAGAGTACTTCCATATTTATCGAATCACTAGGTTACTATCTAATGGCTCTATTATTTCATTCGATTATTATTACCTTCCTTCCGATGACCCTAATATAGTTAATATAGAGATAGATTTAAAAGAGTTCGGTAAATTAAGATTTGCTATTGATGTTAAAACTTCTTATGGTAAAATAGTGTCTGAAAAGTATAATAAAGTCATCCAGAATTTTATAGAAAATTATGATGTTCACTCTGTAGCCCCGTTGAAAGTTTAGGTGAAAGAAATTGGAAAACGACATTGACACACTATTAAATCAAATAGATAAAATAAGAAATCAAATACAAGAAAAAGGCTACATTGATAAAGATACTTATTCAAACCTAGAAAAAGAAGTTTCAGAATTACGTAGTATGATTCTTAACCTAGATAAAGATTTAGCTGTTACTAGTGAGAAGCAATCAACAATCTATATACAATTAGAAAGATTAGATGAAAAAATAAAAGAATTATCTGAAAGTACAAAGGTAAAAGACGATAAGAAACGTGATACTACAGAAAAAGTATTACTTTTGATACTAGGTGCAATATTATCGTTTATATTCAATAAATTTAGTTAGGAGAGTTTTTATGATAAAATCAATTGAATTAACAATGAATAGTGGTAAAACATTCTTTTTAATAAGTACTGAAGATGAAAAATACACTCATTCTTCCGTGAACGCAATGTTAAGAGGAAAAAGTAACCCTTCTATAAAAGTCCATACTAGTAATGATATTAATTCTGATGTGGTTTATATTAACCCTTTCTTTATTGAATCATTTAAGATGAATTATTAAAGGCTAACTTATGTTAGTCTTTTTTTATATATCTATTATACCATAAACATCTTGAATATTAAAATTAAACTATCTCAATTTCCAACACTACTAAATATTAATTATTTATTATTAATATATTTATTATTAATAATTAGTATTAGTATAAATATATATATTAGAGTAACTCTTATTTTCCAAATATACAAAT